CCACTGAAAAGTGCTCATGGAGCGCCCGTAGATACAGCGCGTCAGGGAGCCGCTTTGCGCGTTCGATACGCGATTGCGTCGGCTGACTCACGCCGAGCTGGGCGGCGAACGCATCCATAGACATCCCGGCCTTCTGCCGGAGCAGAAGGATTCGAGCAGCGAGCTGCTCATCGCCGTAGTCCTTTTCGCTGGCAGGCACAAATAACCTTTCATTCCAATCGGAATAGGTTGCGCTCGATCATTCCATTTGGAATAATCCATTCCATCAACACGTAACCGACCAAAGGTTAACACCATGCACCCGGAACTCATCAAGGCCCACATCCGCATGAAGGGCACCACGCCGGCGGCGATCGCCGACGAGCTGGGCGTCACGCGCACGGCCGTCGCCCACGTCATCAACGGCCAGCCCAGCGCGCGCATTCGCGCCGTGCTGGCGCGCGTCACCGGCCTGAGCGAAGCCCAGCTGTGGCCCGCCGGCGCCAAGCCCCACGCCAGCCTGCGCCGGCGCGTGCTGCCCAAGGTGGCGCGCGACCGCTGCGGGTTTCCGCTCGATGCCGTGCCGATCGGCAGTGCGCGCCCCCACAAGGGCGGTGCGGCATGAGCGCCCCTGCCCCCGCCCTCGACCTGCTGGCCGCCGCCCGCCAGCGCCTGGCGCGCGCCCGCCACTGGCGCGCCGTGGCGCGCGCCGGCGGCGCCCCGGGCGCCAGCGTCAACCGCGCCGAATGGCGCGCCGCGCAGGCCCTGCAGTGCATCGGCGTGCTGGCGCAGGCTGCGCACGATCGCCGCCAGGGAGGCGCGGCATGAACGGCGCCAGCACCCACCTGCGCGGCCTGTTGGCCCACCCCGTGGGCGCCTGGGTGCGCCCGCATCGCCTGGCCTCTGGCGGCGTCATCGCGCTGGTGCTGCGCACCACCCGCATGTGCGTGCTGCACGGCGTGTATCGGGGCCAGCCATGAGCACCGACAAGGCCTACGCCTCCATCAAGACCGCCGCCGCCATCCTGGACGCGCTGGCCGGCGCGCTGCCCGAGGGGCTCACAAACGGCGACATCGCGCAGGCCGCCGCCTGCACGCCCTCGCAGGTGACCCGCCTGACCGCCGCGCTGGCCGACGCCGGCTGGGTCGAAAAGCTGCCCACCGGCCGCTTTCGCATCACCACCCGCTTTGGCCGCATGACGTTTCGCGTGATGGCCGGCTTTGACCGCGCGGCGCGCCAGCTGGACGACCTCAAGCGCAACTACACCCTTTCCAACGACTGACCCACCCCAAGGACACCATGAGCCGCAACAAGAAACCGGTCGAGACCGGCATCGAGATCGAGCACGACGAATCCAGCCTGGCGCGCGCCGAGGGCGCCGCCACCGAGCTGGCGCAAATCCACGGCGAGCAGCGCCAGGCCGCGCAGCAGCTGGCCCGGCAAATCGGCTACGAAGGCACGCTCACCGTCGGCGCGCTGGAGGACGAAATCCGCTTCTACCAGCGCCGCAGCGTCGAGGCCGTGCTGGAGTGCGGCAAGCGCCTGCTGGTGCTCAAGGAGCTGACGCCGCATGGCGAGTTCATGAGCCGCTGCGAGCTGCTGGGTTTCTCGGATCGCACCGCGAACCGCTTCATGCAGGCGGCGGTCAAGACTGCCAAATCCGCCAATTTGGCGAATTTGGCGGCCCAAGTGAAATCCGCCAGCGCCTTCCTGGAGCTGGTCACCCACGACGACGACGAGCTGGCCGCGCTGGAGGGCATGGACGCCATCGACCGCATGAGCGCCAGCCAGCTGCGCGCGGCGCTGCGCAAAAGCCGCCAGGAGGGCCAGCGCAAGGACGAGGCGCTGCACGAGCTGAACGCCGAGAACGTGCAGCTCAAGCTGGCCAGCAAGGTGGTGGCGCTGACCGACTGGCCGGCCGCGCTGGAGCCCGTCACCGCGCAGATCGCCGCCGCCGGGCGCAAGCTGGCCATGGCCTTGAGCGAGCTGGAAACCTGCCGCATCACCATCTTCACCAGCGGCCAGAACCTGTCCGACCACGAGCGCGCCACCTTCGAGGCCGCGCTGCAACACGTGGCAGGCGTCTACCAGGAGGCCCTGGAGCGCGCCGAGCGCCTGCTGGAGCGCGAGCGCCTGACCTACGACCAGACGCTGAGCAACTTCGAGTCCGCCTGACACCATGGCCGCCCCGCTGCCACCAGACAAGGTGCAAGAGCTGCAGGCCCTGGCCTCGCGGCTCGTGCAGCCAGGCGCGCGCCGTGGCGAGCTGATCGCGGCCTACCGCGCGGCCAACGGCGGCGAGCCGGCGTCAGACGCCACCGTTTACCGCTGGCTGCGTCAGTATGCCGGCTACGTGCCAGATCGCAAGCCGCGATCTGACAAGGGCAGCTCGCGGCTGTCCGAAGACGCGCTGGCCTTCATCGCCTCCAGCCGCCTGGCCAGCGTGCGGGCAGACGGGCGTGGCACCAAGCCAATAGCGGTGGCGATGGACATCGCGGCTCAGAGCGGCTTCACGATCAACGTGGGCGAGGGCACGGTGGCGCGCCGCCTGCGCGCTTGCCAGATGGACCTGGCCACGCAGGCCAAGGCGCGCACCCACATTCGCATGCGCAGCCTGCACCCCAACCACGTGCACCAGATCGACCCATCGCTGTGCCTGATCTTCTACATTGGCAAGAAGCAGTACATCATGGAGGAGGCGCTGTTCAACAAGAACAAGCCCGCCGCCATGGAGCGCGTCAAGCTAAAGGTGTGGCGCTACACGCGCTATGACCACGCCAGCCGCGCCATCGATGTGCGCTACTTCGAGGCCGCGGGCGAGAACCAGGCCAGCCTGTTCGAGTTCCTGATGTGGACCTGGGGCCAGCAGCCGGGCCGCCTGTCGCACGGCGTGCCCAAGATGCTGCTGTGGGATAAAGGCAGCGCCAACACCAGCGCCGGCATTCGGCGCCTGCTCGACGCGCTGGGCGTGCAGCACGAGACGCACGCCGCGCACCACGCCTGGGCCAAGGGCGGGGTCGAGAGCGCCAACTACATCGTCGAGCGCCAGTTCGAAAGCCGGTTGCGCGACGAGCCGGTGACCAGCATCGAGCAGCTCAACGCCGCCTCGCTGGCCTGGGTGCGCGACTACAACGCCAACGCCATCCAGCACGTCGATGCGCGCGTGCGCTGCGACGACGGCGAGCTGCGCGTGCGCGACGACATGTGGTCCACCATCCTGCAGATGCCGGGCGCGCTGGTGGAGATGCCCGAGCGCAAGGTGTGCGCGTGGTTCATGCACGGCAAGGACGACCAGCGCACGGTACGCGACAACCGCATCACTTTCGTGCACCCGCAGGCGGGCAAGAGCGTGCTGTACGACCTGGAGCCGTGGGCCAAGGAGGTCTACAACGGCCAGCGCCTGACGGTGGCGCCGATGCTGATTGGCACGTACGCGCTGCGCGTGTGGCTGCCGGCGGCCGATGGCAGCGACCGCCACATCGACGTGGAGCCCGTGCGCGAGTTCGACCAGTTCGGCCGCCCGCTGGGCAGCGTGGTGATCGGCCAGGAATACCGCACCGCGCCGCATTCCGCCGCGCAGCAGGTAGCCAAGCAGCTGGCCGCCACGACATGGGGCGCCGGCACCAGCCTGGACGAAGCAGAGAGGAACAAGACCGCCAACGCGCGCCCGTTCGCGCACATGAACGATGGCAAGGGCGCGGTGGCGCATAGCCACCTCGGCAAGACCGAGCTGCCGGCACGCCTGCTGCCCAAGGCCGAGCCGGTGCAGACCGCCGACCTGGTCGCCGCGCGTGCCGCGCGCGCCGTGGCGCCGGTGCTCACCCTGTTCGAGGCCGCCCGCGTCCTGTCCGGCCCGGCCTGGCTGGGCAAGCCGCTGCTGCCGGCCCAGCTCGCGCTGCTGCGCCAGCTGCACCCCGAGGGCGTGCCTGAGGACCAGCTGCCTGCCCTGCAACAACGCCTTGCCACGCGCGGCGCGCTGCGCGTGGTGGGCAGTGACTGACCACCCGCCGCCATGACCACCACCATGAAAGGAGCCCCGTCCATGCACCTGACCCTGCGCCGTCTCGGCCTGTCCCAGCGCGAGCTGGCGCGCCAAAGCGGCCTGAACCGCGCCGCCGTGGGCGAGCTGGTGGCGCACGGCCGCTGGCCGGTGCGCGCCACGCCGGCGGTGCGCGCCGACGTGCTGGCCCTGCTGCGCCAGGCCGGCGCCAGCACGGCCGAGCTGCGCGGCCTGGCCCTGCCGGCCGAGCCAGAAAAAGAAATGGCCCCGAGCGCGCCAACGCCCGGGGCCGATCCCCAGATTGCAATCAACCAAAACCCAACCGGAGAAGAGCCGATGTTACTGCAATACACCCCCATCTCAGAGGCCGCGCGCAAGCAATTCGGCCTGCCGCGCTCGCCGTTCGTGGACGACGTGCTGAGCCTGGCCGACGTCTACCAGTCGGCCAGCAGCCGCTACGCCCGCGCGGCCCTCATGGACGCGGCGCGCAACCACGGCTTCATGGCCCTGGTGGGCGAGTCGGGCGCGGGCAAGACCACCCTGGTCGAGGCGCTGGAGCAGCGCCTGCTGGACGAGGGCCAGGACGTGGCCATCATCCGCCCGTATGTGCTGGGCATGGAGGCGAGCGATGCGCGCGGCAAGACCCTGCGCGCCACCCACATTGCCGAGGCCATTGCCTACGCGCTGGATCCGCAGCTCAAGATCAAGAGCAGCCCGCAGGCGCGCTTCGAGCAGCTGCACCAGCTGCTCAAGGCCAGCGCCCGCGCGGGCCGCCGCCACCTGCTGGTGATCGACGAGGCGCACTGCCTGCCGGTGGCCACGCTCAAGCATTTGAAGCGCTTTCTGGAGCTGAAGGACGGCCTGCGCCGCGTCATCGGCGTGGTGCTGGTGGCCCAGCCCGAGCTGCGCGCCCTGCTGCACAGCCAGAACCCCGACGTGCGCGAGGTCATGCAGCGCTGCGAGATCGTCGAGCTGGAGCCGCTGGACAACGACCTGGAGGGCTACCTGGCGCACAAGTTCGCGCGCTTCGAGCTGCGCTGCGAGCAGGTGTTCGAGCCCGACGCCTTCGACGCCATCCGTGCGCGCCTGATCTACACCCCGCGCGGCGCCAAGGCCGGCATCAGCACCTGCTACCCGCTGGCGGTGCACAACTTGGTGGCGCGCGCCATGAACGCCGCCTGTGCCGCCGGCTGGCCCAAAGTCGACGCGCAGTGCGTCGCCGGTTGCTGATCGGGAGGCCGCGCCATGAACATTTATCGCATCAAGCTGCGCCTGACCGACGGCCAGCGCGTGGCCTACACCGGCCTGTTTGCCGACGGCTGCGAAGCCGTGCTGCAGGCCTTGTCTGACTGGCCCGGCGCCCGCAGCGTCACGGCCATCTGCCTGCGGAGGACCGACAAATGACCAGCGCCCTGCACCGTGAATGGGTGGCCGAGCAGGCCGCCCGCGCCGTGATCGAAGACGTGCGCATGCGCGCCGCCTCCGAATCCACCCGCCCGGCCGTGCGCACCGCCACCGGGCTGGTGATTGGCGCATCGCACCAGCCGCACCACGACGCCTGGTACGCCCAGGCCGCCAGCGGCCCGCACCGCCGCCCCGGCCTGCTGGCGCGCGCCGCCCAGGCCGCGCGCCTGCTGCTGGGGAGGGCTGCGTGATGACCGACTTTGCCTGCCCCGCCTGCGGCGCCGAATACGACCTGGCCGTGGCCTTCGCCCACGAAGGCGACCAGCGCGCGCTGGCGCGCCTGGCGGCTGTCAGCATTCCCATGGGAGCAAGGGTGTTGCAGTATCTGCAACTTTTCCAGCCCCCGCGCCAGCGCCTGACGGCGGCCAAGAAGATCAAGCTGCTGCTGCAGCTGCTGCCCGACCTGGAGCGCCGCCAGATCACCCACAAGGGGCGCGACTGGGCCGCGCCGCTGGAGGCCTGGGCGCAGGCGATCGACCAGATGCTGGACGCCCGCGCCGCCGCCCGGCTGGAGCTGCCCATGAAGGGCCACGCCTACCTGTACGCCATCCTGGCCGGCATGGCCAACCAGCACGAGGCCCGCGCCGAGGCCGCGCGCGAGACCGAGCGCCGCAGCGGCCCGCGCGCCGCGCGCACGGACGGCGCCGTCAGCGTGGCCGACGTGGTGCCTGGCCTGGTGCCGCTGCAGCGCGCGCCCGCGCCCACGCCCGCCGCCGCCAGCCCCACCGTGCGCGCCATGCGCGCGGCGCTGCGCCGCCCGCCAGCCGACCAGGAGGGCCAGCCATGACCGCCCCCGGCATCACCGCCACCGGCCGCCTGATGAGCGAGCACTGCGAGGGCGTCTTGCGCACCCTGTACGCGCTAGGCAGCGCCAGCCTGGCCGACGCGCTGACGGCCTACCGCGTCCGCCCCATGAGCGCGCCGGCCATGCGCAACGTGCTGGACGTGCTGATCGAGCGCGGCTGGCTGGCGCGCGTCAAGCGTCCCGGCAGCGACTGGATGGTGCACTACGTGGTCACCGAGCCCGCGCTGGCCCACCTGTACGAGGCCGCGCGCCTGCCCATGTACCCGGCCGCGCTGGGCGCGCCCGGCAGCGCCGCGCGCCGCGCCGCCAGCCGCGGCAGCCCGCTGCCGGCCGCCGGCCCGGTGGCGCCGCCGCCGTACCGCGTGTCGCCGCACGAGCTGTACGTGCCGCCACCGGCGCCGCCGCTGCGCCCGGGCGCCGACGACTTTCGCAAGTACCGCAGCCTGGGAGCGTTTGTATGACCGATGCCGCCACCACCCTCGCCCTCGCACCCGACGACGCGGTGCACCAGACCGTCGAGCTGGGCCAGGCGCTGATCCGCGCCGTGTACGGCTACGACATCAGCGCCGCCATGGCGCTGGACGCGCTGCTGCTGTCCTACGTCAGTCTGGTTTCGGTGCACCCGCAGCTGGCCGAGCCGGCCCAGCGCAGCCTGATCAGCGCCGCGCGCTCGCTGGTGACGGGGGGCGACAGCGCCACCCACGCCCCCGGCAGCGCCCTGCTGCAGTGAGCCACCCCATCCACAAGGAGATCATCAGTGACCACACAAGCCGACATCCAGCACCGCGCCGAGCAGCTGGCCACCACGCGCGACGCGCTGGCCGAGCTGCTGCGCACGCTGCAGGCCGAGATCGAGACCGTCAAGGCCGGCGCCATGCCCGACATCCGCCGCGCCGCGCGCAAGGTGGCCGAGCAGCACAACCGCCTGCGCGAGCTGATCGCCGCCAACCCGGCGCTGTTCGAGCGCCCGCGCAGCCACGTCATCCACGGTCTGCGCTACGGCCTGCAAAAGGCGCGCGGCAAGATGAGCTGGCCGTGCGACAGCCAGCTGATCGAGCGCATCCACAAGCTGGCGGCGGCCGGCGAGATCAGCGACGACCAGGTCGAGATGCTGATCGCCCGCACCGAGCGCCCGGTGGCCAAGGCGCTGGAAAAGCTGGACGCCAGGCTGCTCAAGCGCCTGGGCGTGACCGTGGCCGCCGACTGCGACGAGGTGCTGATCAAGAGCGTGGACGGGGAGATCGAAAAGGCCGTCAACGCCGTGATCAAGGACGTGACGCAGGACGACAACGCGCAAGTGGGGGTGGCGGCATGAGCGACGAGCTGGTGCAACTGCAAGTCAACACCCTGGGCGCCTGGCGCCAGGTGCTGACGTTTGGCGCCTTCGACAACCGCGCCGGCGCCATGGTGCGCGACGCGGCGCTGCTGCTGCACGATGCCAGCGGCGGGCGGGCCGACTTCCGGCTGGCGACGGTGGGCGACCGCGTGCCGCGCCCCTTGATGTACCTGAGCGCGCGCCACGGCGGCGGCGGGCGCTGGCGCGCCGTGCCCGAGCGCGACGGGGAGGCGCGGTGATGGCAACACAAATGGAGCGGCCGATGGCGAACGAGAGCCCGGCGTTGGACGTTTTGGACAGGGGCGCAAGCGCCGAACGGGGTGCGACGGCTACCTGCGGTAGTCCAGCGGCCAAAAATCGCGCCACGGGCCGCAAATCGGCGCCGCCCGATTTGCTGGCTTTTGTGCGCGCGCAATCGGTGAGCGCGGCGGCGCGCGAGCTGGGGCTGACGCGGCAGACGATCTACCGGCTGCGCGAGGGCTACTGGCCGCGCAACTCGGACAAGATCATGACTGCCTGGCGCGCCTGTCAATGCGAGCTGGCCGACCGCGCCTCGCGCTGGGTCGTGCGCCGCGTCTATCTCGGCGGCGTGGTGCTCCATGGCGGTCGCTCGTGGACGGCCGACGGCCTGGCTGCGCGTGAAGGCCAGTCGCTGGCGGTGGCGCGCGCCGAAGGTTTCTCTCTGCTGGCACAAACGCTGGAGCTGCCGCCCGAGCGTCTGCTGCTGCGCGAGGTGGCCTGACATGGCCCGACACATCGCCGCCATCCACGTGCTCAAGGGCAAGCTGGGCCTGAGCGACGACGACTACCGCGCGCTGCTGGTCGGCCTGGCCCAAAAGCTGGGCCTGGCCGCGTCGCGCCCGCTGCGCCCGGAGACCGAGACCAGCGCCATGGAGCGCAAGGTGTGGGCGCTGTGGCACCAGCTGCACCAGGTCGGGCTGATCAGCAACCACAGCGCGCCGGCGCTGAACGCCTACGTCTACCGCCAGGTGGGCGTGTCGGCGCTGCGCTTTGCCACGCCGGCGCAGCTGGACACGCTGATCGAGTCGCTCAAGTCGTGGGCCAAGCGCGGTCAGGAGCGGCTGCCGCAATGACCATGGAGCGCCTGCTGACCCCCGCCGAGGTGGCCGAGCTGGAGTGCCAGCTGCCCGCCGGCCTGACCGAGCCCATGCGCGAGCTGGCGCTGTGTCTTTACACGGTGCTGGTGCGGCGCGACGCGCGCTGCGGCCAGGCCGCGCCCGATGCCGACTGGCAGGCCGCGCTGCGCGCGCAGGCGCAGCTGGCGATGGAGCAGCTGCAATACCTGTCTGGCCACATGGGCGGCGGCGGCTTTTATTTGGCCAAGGGCGTGGCGGCCATGCTGGCGGCGCGTGACGAGCTGATCTGGCGCGAGTTCAACGGCCGCAACTACGCCGAGCTGGCGCGCCGCCACGGCCTGACCGAGATGCGCGTGCGCCAGATCGTGGCCGAGCAGCGGGCGCGCGATGTGCAGCAGCGCCAGGGGCGGCTGCCTGGGCTCGACGATCAATAGGTTGAGCGTTCGGCGTTGAGCGTTGAGCGTCAACGGCCGAACAACACCGCCGCAAAATCCAAAGCGCTTTATTTGTAGCGCGCCCCCGTGCCCGGCCAACATGCCGGCATGGCCCCCCCCAAGCACTTGCATCGCAGCCGCAGCGCCATCGCGCTGGCGGTGTTCGCGGCCACGCTGGCCGGAGGCACCACCGATGCCGACGCCGCCGGCCTGCTGCTGCTGCAGGTGACGCCGGCGCAGGACTTCACGCCCAGCGACGGCCGTGCGATGGACGTGCCGGCCTGGCGCATCGACGCGCGCATTGCCCAGCAGGTGATCGCCGCCTTCGACGCCACGCGCCAGCCGCTGGTGATCGACTACGAGCACCAAACCCTCAATGCCGAGGTCAACGGCCAACCCGCGCCGGCCGCCGGCTGGATGCGCGCGCTGCGCTGGGTGGATGGGCGCGGCCTGTTTGCCGAGGTCGAGCTGACGGCGCGCGCCCGCGAGCTGGTGGCGGGCGGCGAATACCGTTACTTCTCGCCGGTGCTGGAGTACAGCCGCGAGAGCGGCGCAATCAAGCGCGTGCTGATGGGCGCGCTGACCAACAACCCGGCCATTCACGGCATGGAGGCCGTCAACCTGCTGGCCGCGGCCAGCGCCCGTTTTACGTCAAACCCGGAGGACTCCGTGAATCCCTTGCTTGAAAAACTGCTGTCGGCCCTGGGCCTGCCGGCCGACGCCAGCGAAGACGCTGCCCTGCAGGCCGTGGCCAACATCAAGGCCGAGCTGCAGGCCGCGTACAAGGAGCTGGACATCGACGACCAGACCGAGGCCGGCGCCGAAGGCATTGCCGCCGCCTGCGCCAAGCTGCGCACCGCGCCCGATGCGGCGCGCTTCGTGCCGGTGACGGTGGTCGATGAGCTCAAGACCAGCCTGGCCGCGCTCACCGCCAAGCAGCACCAGCGCGAGCGCGAGGACGTGATTGCCTCCGCCCTGGCCGACGGCCGCCTGCTGCCGGCCGAGCAGGCCTGGGCGCGCGAGCTGGCGGCCACACCGGCCGGGCTGGCGAGCCTGAGCAGCCTGCTGGCCGTGCGCCAGCCGATTGCCGCGCTGGCCGGCACGCAGACCCAGGGCCAGCCGCCGGCGGGCAAGCCCGCCGCGCACGGCCTGACCGAGGCCGAGCTGGCCGTGGCCCGCGCCTGCGGCCTGACCCCCGAGGCCTACGCCAGCGGCAAGGCCTGATCGAAATCAGTTTTCATAAGGAGCAAAAAACATGGCTGCTTTGACCAAGGACCGCGCCACGCCCGAGCGTGATGGACGGCGCGTGATCGACCCGATCGGACCGACCACGGTGATTCACGCCGGCGCGATGTACATGCTCAACGAAGACGGCGACGCGGTGCCCGCCGATCCGGCGGTGGCTTCGGCGCCTGGCGTGCTGGGCATGCCGCGCGCCGTGGCGCTGCGCAGCGCCTCCGGCCCGGACGGCGACACCCATGTGGAGGGGGCGTTGGGCGTCTTCCGGGTCGACAACTCGGCCACCTTCCCGGTCTCGCGGCTGGGGGTGCATGCGCTGTGCAACGTGGTCGATGACCACACGGTGCGCGCGCTGCATGACCCCGGCGTGCTGGCTGCCGTCGTGGTGGATCTGGACGACACCGGCGTCTGGGTGCGCGTGGGCGGCATGTGAGCGGGCTCAACAATCAAAGGACAAAGACATGCTGATCAATAACGCGAACCTTCGGACCTTGTACGTCGCCTTCAATGCGGCGTTCAAGGAAGGGCTGGGCATGGCCGAGAGCCAGTACGGCCAGATCGCCACCACGGTGCCCAGCACCACCGCCGCCGAGGAGTACGGCTGGCTGGGCAACACCAGCTCC